ACTTGCAAGTAAACTTGTGGTGATTCAATTAGTTCAGTAATAAATTTAGATTCATCTCCAGTTACAAATGGTGTTGTAATTTGGAATCTATCAGATATACTTGTGCTATAATATTCACTACCTCTTAACTTATAAGAGTTTACTGCAGTTGTACTAGAATAAGGTACTACTGATTTTTTCATTTCATCTCTAGTAATAGCACTTTGTTGACGTAAAGGAGTATTCATACCATATGATTCCCATAGACCCCACTTATTAATAAACATAAAGTTTCTTCTTTCGTAGTTGTTATTACATTCTTCTACTGTATAAGTTTTAAGTAAATTAGTTGTATCACCTGCATTTACTATACTATACCATGCGGTTTGATTTATTTGTGATTGTGTAAATAAACCAGCATCTAAAAAGTTTTGTGGACCTGCAGGAATATAATTTATATACAACCCTGCTTGTGTTGGGTCTAAGGTTGCACCTCCAACAGAATTGTTTGATGCATTAAAAAGAGTTACAGTTGTAGTCTGTGTTGATAAGTTTGTATTAGAATCTATTGCAGGTAAAAGAGAATAATCTTCTTTTCCTATTTTATGATTTGTAGGAAACGCACCTAAATCTGTTGAACGAAAGTTAGTTAAAAGATAATCTATCGAACCAGTTCCATAGTAATCACCAAAGTTCCAACCACCAGTTGAAGAAGTAATACCAGGTGTAATATCTATTGTTCCACCAAACGCACTATATATACCATTTACTACATTTGAACCAGTCACTGCGGGAACTCCTATCCCACCAGTTCCATCAAATAGAGTTACAGATGAAGAAGGTGATGTACCATACTCTTCTCCTGCAGTTATTTTAAATTGTTGATACTCACCATCATCTAATAAAGAATCTATTTGTGTTATGGTTAGGTAATCTGGTTGTGGTGTAATATAATCTCCAACTACATGGGATACATCAAATATTGCAACACCATTAGGGTTTGGGAATTGTTTTATTCTTGTTCTTAATGTGTTATCAGGAAAAGTTCTTACATCTAACACATACTGATATTGAAATTCATCTATGTTAGAACCACTAACCACAAATACCATTGGGTTCTTGGATACACTAACATAGGTTGGGTCTAAGGTTATATTTACTGAATTCATTATACTATTGCTCCGTTGGTTCTAAATATATCTAATATTAAGTTATCTATATCTTCTGCACCTGCTTCTAAAAGGGGTTGTTCTAAATTAGCAGAAGTTCTTACTACTGCTGTATTAATAAATGGTCTTGGTCTAAATCCTTTCTTTGCTATTGATTTTCTGACAGGGAATGGAAGAGGACCTCCAATAACAGATGAACGAAATTGGCCAGGGTTAAAAAGAGATTCAGGGTTCTTTGGTTGTCTTACCTCTGTACCACTTACACCACTATCTTGGTAATATCCGTAATCTTCCATACGAATAGTAAAGATTTCTTTTTGCTCATCATAATTTACACGAACGCTTCTACCTAACTCGCCTGTTTGAACTAAATCATTTTCGATGATACCATCTACCAATGCTTCTTCCAAGACTCTTGCGTATTCCTTAAGTACTCCGTTTATTTTTTCCATTATGTTGGTATATCACAGTAAGTTATTCCACTTGCTGTTGATTCTAAATTAATTGTTGCTACCCATCCTGCTGCTTTATCACCAAAGGCTTCTATTAAAGGTACGATGTTTATAAATGACATATCGAAATCATACTGAACAGGCCCATCTAATATGTAACCATAAACATCGTATATACCTTGTTCTGTATTTGAAAGAGATATTCTTCTATCGTTATCTGCTAGTTTAGGAACATCTAACGAATAAAACTCAAACGTTAAAGTTCTTACTCTACCATCTTGGCCTGTTAGACCAGGTGATGATAAGGGCCTCATAAAGAAAAGAGGATACCCTCTGTTAACTGCTGAATCTAAGTTATCTATTGAACCATGTCCGAACCCTTTGTAGAACTTATTCTCTCCTACCGCTAATTCAAATAAATTTACTATTTCTTGATAATTTATCATTTTTTATTTCCAACTATTTTGTTGTTGTACCCTTTTTTGTTCTCTTCTTTCTTCTTTGTTTATCTCTTCTTCCAATGATAAATAGTTTAACATCGTAACGAAGTTAACATCACTTACTCTTTTTTCTCCTGTAAGATTGAGGATTCCTCCATCTTTTGCGAGGTGGTAGAGTGTAAAGAACCATTGGTAGTGCTCAGCAATTGATTTAGCTTCTTCTTCTCCTCCTCCGTCATCGTCTCGTATATTTTCTGGAAAGAGATTTCTAAATCTTTTGAGTATCTCAGACCTACGAACAAAAAAAAATTGTAAGCACCTAATGCTAGATTGATTGGAAGTGATTTGAATTGTTCTTTTCTCCACTCTCGTTTCTCTACATCGTAATCTTCTAATTTATAATACTTGAACAAAGATTCTGTCTTACCTAATGCGTATTTGTAATTAGATTTTATTTTCCACTCTAACCCATCGAACTTATGTTCTGTTATCGGTCTGTATAAGATAGCTAACACTTCATTGATTTTATCTACACCATCTTTCATCCTTGCTTCTAAATCAATATACTCACCAGCAGACATCTTGTGTAAAGGTTGGAAACCCCAAGTTACTCCTTCCCATTCAAAGATTGGTAAGAACACAGGCTCTAACTCTGCTATTCTACTTTGTAAATCTTTGTATATCTGAAAAAGATAGTTAACTTTCCATTTACCCACTTGTTCTTCTTTATAGCCTGAGATAGCAGATACTATTCTGATTATTCTTTGTGTTTGGGTTAAATGGTCTAACGTTCCAAAGTTTTGGTATTGTTCTACCGTTATAACCTCTGGAATCTTTACCGTTACTAATTTTTTCTTGCTCATATTGTTTATCTTATAAGATATTATATTTTGTAATTAAATTTGGTATATTACCTCAATCCACCTATGTGAATCTTTTTACTTGTAGGGTTTTCTATTCTATTCCAATTGCAGATAGCTAAAGACATTACACAATCATCATGCGCTCCACTCATTGCTTCGTAAGATACCTTACCGCTTGGTAGATACTTGTACTGAAACATTTGTAGTTCTTTGTATAAGTGTTGGAATAAATTAGGAGAAGGTAGCTCTAATACAGAATCTTGTATATCAGATATCAATCTTCTTATTATATTTTCTTTAGATGTGTTAGTAGTAATGAAAGGTTTTACATTTCTATATTTCTTTCTTATCATCTCATATACAACATCTCCCATAGAGTTAGCTTCTATAAGTAATTCTGTTTTGTATTGATTGCATAGATAGACCACCTTATCAACGATTTGCGTGTACTCTAAGCCTCTTTCTCGCCAGATATGTAATGTTCTACCATTCCTATCTAAAATCGTTAATACAGAATAATCTTGTTTTGTTCCAATATCTAAACCACCATAGGTTCTATCTCTTGTAGATATCCAATCATCTAAAATACAAACGCCATCTATGTTAGAGAATACCTCACCATCACCACTCTGCCATTTAGCTTCAAACTCTTGTTCGTATATAGAAGGTGGAAGAGATTGCTTTTGTTCTTCTAAAAATTGTTCTGATACAAATGGTGATATAGAAGAAGGGGCTGTATAAGAATTGTAGTTAGGTTCTTCTCCTCTTTGGAAGTATTGATAAAACCAATTCTTTGATTTAGGTGTACCTGCTATCAAACATTTCTTTCCTTTAGCAGTTAAAGTAGGTAAGATAGCTTTGTTAAAGGCATCATCACTAATATCTTGTGCTTCATCTAAGAAAGCATAATCAATGGATAGACCTCGTATAGTTTCAGGCTTCTCTGCTGAACGAAAGTATATTCTTGTACCATTTACCAAAGATATAATCTTCTCACTCTTATTTGCTTCTTTTACTATTGGTGTAAATTCAATGGCATCTATTATCTGAGATAGAACCTTTACACCCATTGAGTAAAAAGGAGATACCCACAATAAGGTAGTACGAGGCTTATTAATACCATAATATAGTAGCATATTAATAAGAAGTAAAGTTTTACCAATCTGGCGCCCACATACCATAGTGTAGAACATATCATCTTTAGTAAGGATATCATCTATTATTTGTTTTTGAAATTCATAAGGTTTAAATCCTTTATACTTCATACCATTTTAACTTACTCTCTACTTCTTTGATTATATCTAAACTAGCATTATAGTATTCTGTATTTATTTCACTACCAATATAATCTCTACCCATTTCTATTGCAACTTTACTTGTTGTTCCACTACCACTAAATGGGTCATAAACCAAATCACCTTTCTTACTCCAACTCTGTATATGTCTTTTAACCATTTCTTCTGGCATTATTGCTGGGTGGTTCTCTATTCTTTTTCTATCACCTCTTTTAAAATGATTAGATATTTTCCATACATTATCATCTATACCCCATTCTTTAATCTTAATTTCTCTTTGTTGCATTACCAATTCACCATTGTGGTTTCTTTCTCTTCTTCTTTTTCTAGTATCACCACCGGTTTTGTTTTTCCTTAAGACTGGGTCAAAGTGTTTTGGTTTTCCTTTTGAGAAGATAAACATATTTTCCCATACATTTCTATAACGATAAGGAGAAGGAAAGGGAGTTCCTGTCTTATACCATATCAAATGGTCATGCATGAATAACCCACATTCTTCCATAAAGTAAAGTGCTTGTCTCATACTATTTCCTGTCCTTGAACCTTTTATTGTTTGGTCTTGAACATTCCACATAATAACTCCACCTTCTTTTATAGTTCTTGTAAGTTCTTTTGCTATATTCTCAAAATCAAAAGAATAGCCTGTATCTTTTAATCTTTGATGATAGTTCTTACCATCACCATATTTTCTCATATTATCATATGGTGGAGATGTTATTACTAAATCAATTGTATTATCTTCTAATCGTTGCATTGTAGTTAAGCAACTTTCATTGTATATTTTATTACTCATCTTTAGTTAAAATCAAATGTTATACTTCCTGTTGTTTCTTGTTGTATCTGTGTTTTCTCAATGTATCCTCTATTCTTACCTTTGGTCTTTAAATAAAAGATTTGGCCTGTGATGTTACCATCTTTGATTTGTTTAAACAATTGCGATTCTACAAAATCAACTGCTTGTTCTTGTATATCATCACATTCTTTTCTAAACTTATCATCTTCATTCCACCAACGATAATAATGAGCACGAGATATATTAGCTTTCCTACACGCTTGTGTAACTACTCCATGTGAATCTTCTAATGCCTTTAGAAGTTTTTGCTTTTTAGTTTGTCTCATTTGTACTCCTTATTCGAAAAACTCTCTATGTTTATGTTTCCCTTGTTCGTGTTCTATTCTTGTCTTTGCTATCTTCATATACTCTTTCTCTCTTTCTATACCGATAAAATCCATTCCTTCTCTTACAGATGCTTTACCAGTTGAACCACTACCCATAAATGGGTCAAGGACTGTTCCTCCTTTGGGTGTTACTAATCTTACCAAGTATGCCATCAAATCAGTTGGTTTGACTGTTGGGTGAAAGTTATTTACTTTCTGGTCAAATAAATTATCATCTTTTGTAAATGCAGTTCCTATTGGTCTGTTATTCTTTTGTTCTACTATATCTAATCCATCATTCCTATCTTTCTTTGATGCTTTAGGACAATAGAAGAAACGAGAAGCTGATTCACTCTGTTCATCAAGTATCTTACCTGCTTCTTCATCAAAGATTATGTTGGCTGGAAATCTACCTACTGAACTCTCCTTTTCTCCTTCCCATTTACTACCTTCCTTATACCAATCCTTTCCTTCGTATTGTAATTTGTTTATTTGTATAGTTTCATTTCCTACTCTACACTCATCTACATTTATACCACCAGTCCCATACTCTAATACATTCTTTGCAACTGTTCCCTTAAAAGGTTTCCTTGCCATTACTATTGGTTCGTGTGCAGGTTTAAGAGCAGTTCCCCATCCTTCGTATGGTGAGTTTCCTTTGGTTATAGTTCCATCTTCACTAAAACCACCTTCGAATACTGTATTCTTTTGACTTTCTGCTTTTCTTACATTTGGATT